CAAGCTCGTCGTGAATGTTGCCGGAAATGATGTCGCCGCCCAACGGACAAACGATGCCCGGGTAGCTCATCGTCGGGTCGATAATCTTGCAAAGGAATATCGTGGAATCGATCACGGTGCGCAGCCGGCGGCGCGCAATTGCGAGATTGTAGGAATTGACGCCGCCAATCTGCGAGGGGCGCACCGACTCGCCCCAATGTAGATCAGATAACATAACCTTTGGCACGCCCGGCGCCTTGGCCTTTTTGGGCTCATAAACCCATTTCGGCAATTGCAACTCTTGGGTTGCCAACTTGGCCGTGCCCACGAAATCACGCAATGCGCTTGCCGTGCTCGCTTCCGTGTGCGCCTCCTCAAGCTGCCGGCGTAAGTCGGCAATGATCGTTGCGGGGTCGTGGAGGGCCTTAAACTCGGCCGCCGTGCGTGCCTTGGTCATGTCTATTCCTTAGTTCCAGGGGGCGATTTTCGCAGACGGGCCGCGACTTTCGAATCCCCAAACCATACCCGTTTTTCGCCCTTATCGCCACCGCTGCGGGTATTCGGGGCCATAAACCAATATTTCGCAAACTCAGGTAGATCGCGGTACGCGGCCATCTGTGCGCCCTGAACGCCGCAGAGCGCTCGGAACCCTTCGTCATACTCGTAATGCTGCGGGCCGACCTCTAAGAGTTTCGCCAGGCCCGCCCGAATCTTCGCCGGTATGATGACGTCCTTGTCGTGAGCGGCCTTGAAATCGTCAACGGTGCGGGGCTTGGGTTTCGCTGATACTGCCATGTCTGTCAATCTCCTCGTCGTGGTTTTACAAGTGCCCCGCGATGGTAACGCGGAACGGGTTTCAAAGGATTTTCGATTATCTCACGGATACGGGCGCCCGTGCCCTGCGTAGCGATACGTTCTTGCAAGGCGGCGTCGCGAACTTCGCGTAGCGACTGTTTACGGATTTTCATCGCTTAATGTGTTTCTTGTGGAACCACATGGCCGTCAGCGCTCCAAGACACCCGCCGCTACCGTTTGCTAAGACAATGGGCCACGTCCACCCGGAATGGGCGATAAACGCAACGATGAAAATATCTACGACGGCCATGCAATACGATGTAGGCACGATCCACGCGTAGTTATCGAATGCGACGTTGCGTTGTTGCAGAGCCCTCAACATAACGTAAATGTACGTCGCTCCAAACATTTCGGCTATTTGCATGTGCCGGCGAGACTGCCACGGCCTGACGTTGCTGTCAACTATTTCCCGGTTTTCGCCTTGATCGGAACGGCCGGTTTCGCCTTGGCCATCTTGAGATCATGCTTACGGTCGAGGTCGTTTTGCTCGGCCTCGTGGTCGCGATTCTTTTGCGCCTCGTCGGATTGATCGGGCTCGGGCGGCGCGTTCGGGTCCGCTGCGGGTAGGCCCGTTTCGGGGTCAATACCCGGATCCGCCTCGGGCTCGGGCGCGGGGCCGGTCAGATTCGAATACCCCGAATCCGGATCACCCTGGAGGCGCACACGCGCTTCGTCGGGCGATATCACGCCCGCGTTGATGTAGCCCGTGTCCATGTCGGCGTCAGATTTCCGTATCTCGCTCAGTTCCTTCTCGGTCGGCTCATCCAGCGTGATCCAATGCACCACGAGGTCGTCGTCAATTTTGCCGTGGATCGAGCATTGAATCGCTTTCAGCAATATTTCAAGATTGGGCTGCCCGATACGTACCTGCATGGCGCCGACCCGGTCGTACCATACTGTGATTTCGCCCTCACTGGATGCGTTCAGACCCGAGGGCGTGATGCCCGTCAGCTTGACGAGGGGTACGCCCCACACGGCCGCCATATGCTCTTGAGATTGCGCTTGCAGCTTGTCGAGACTCGCCAACGTGGCCTCGGCAAACTTCAGTTCCTCGTCATCCTTGCTCACGGCCGCAATGGCTTGATTGTTGCGCATCGCCGTAAACGCCTGTAGACGGGCGAGCAGTCCTGAACCGGGCTCGCCGCCCTCCTCAAGCGTGGCCGCAAGATTGGTCGCAAGCACGGGAATCGAGAAATTATTGACCAAGTCGTTGACGGCCTTACGGGTTCGCAGCCACATGTTCACGGCCAATTCGCCGAGTTGGATCATCGATATGCCGCTGAAATTGTACGCCGGCTTGAGCAAGTCGGGCACTTCGCGGCCAATGAACGTCAGAATGCGGTCGCTATGGGTTTTGCGCCCCATGATGTACCACGAGGTCGGCTTGTAAAAATCCGTGCGCTCGGGGTACTGCGCGTTCCACGAATAAGGCGTGGACCAATACGGCTCGAAACACTGAATCGATTTCAGGCTGCCGCGCGGGATGCCGGCCGGCGATATGTCAAGGGGCAATTGCCGTTTGTTTTCGTCGGCGTCACCGATATTCAGATAAATCTGCCCCCGGCCGAATTCGCAGTCGAGGAGGAACGCCCGGTAGAAATTATCGCGTACTTTGAGCCGCTCGCACTCGGCCATAATTTCCGCGATCTGCTCGGTTTTGTCGCCGCCGGATTTCGACCGCAGTTCGAACCATTTGCGGGTCATCTCGGTCGCGATCGTCTCGCACGGCTCGCGGTATTCGGATATCTGTGTGAGTTCAGCGAGGTAGGGGTACCCCGGAAACCATAGCCCGCCGGCAAACCCTTGAGATTGCCCGAGGCCCCACGAGGGGGCGAACGGGGCCGAATCCATGGCCAGCGACGTCCGGCGCACCTCGCCCGGGAGAACGGTGTCCATGGCCAGCGCTGCCGTACTGCGCGGGAGGACGGCCGGCGGCAAATCGGGGAACGCATAGACGTTCGCTGGCCGGTCGGGCCGTACAGGATGGATTAATTCGCCGGCCTGGATTTGCTGCGCGATGGCGCGCAATGACCGGGAAATGACCATCGGCGGGCGAACGGGAGTCGTGGCGAGGGCGGCCACGAGGGCAGCGGGTGCGGTGTTTTCCATCGTCAGAGGATATCAGGAACGGCCCGAAATTGGGAATCGACCGCCGGCCCCGTGCAATAGGACGGGTTGCACCCCGCTAGGTACTAGGCATACCAGCCGGCGGTCGTAGGTCGGAATAGTACATGTTCCCGGGAACTTTGCAAAGTGTGACCGATGTCGCGAAATAGGAGTTGACACGCGTGTCAGGTTGTACCAGAATGGCGCCCATGAAGTACGTAATTATTCGCAGCGACAAAACCGACAAGTTCACTATGCACGCGATTACGTGCCAAGTCGCGGTTAAGCACTATGGCGACAAAATGATTGCCCGCATATCCGAGAACGCGCCTGAAACGACAGTGCAATGCATGGCCGAAATGGCGCAATACGCCGACGAGTGCGGTTGGAACGAATGCCCGAAAGTTAAAATCTGCAAATGTGCCAAATAGGAGTAAAGACGATGAAATACGCAGTAATTCCGTACAGGCGAATATTAGGCCGCAGTACCCGCCTCATGTGGCAAGTCGTCAATCACGAGGCCGGCCTAAACGAACGCGCTTATCCGCGCGAGGTTATCGCCGCATGCATGGACAAACTCAACGCTGATCGTATCTGCGCGATGTACAACGGCGTTGGCGTGTATCCGGATAACATCGATGCTGTACGGGCCGAGCGCGACCGCGCACAGAAACAGCGGCAACTGGCAATCGACGAACGCGATAATCTCATAGCACTTCTAGATATCACGAAGGCCGCGCTAAGCGAATCGCGCGAGATAGCCCAGCGATATGCCGCCGAACGGGACGCGTTAGCCACGAAACACGCCGAACTGCAGGCTATCAATTCCGGCTTGCTGTCTGACTTGATTGCGGCCCGCCGAGAACGGGACGAGGCGCGCAAACCAGCCGAACCGCACAGTTCCGTCGCTGCCGCCGTCCGAGGGCTACAAGCCGCCGCTGACTGTGTATTCATTCATCCCGACGCGCGGGCCGCGTTCGCAGCGCTCGCTAAGGTGTATTCGTCATGAGCGAATACGACGCGAACCAGTGGCTCACGCAGCAGAAACAGCGGCAACTGGCAATCGACGAGCGCGATAATCTCATAGCACTTCTAGATATCACGAAGGGCGCGCTAAGCGACTCGCGCGAGAT